AGTGATCCCATAGATGGTTGACGAGAGATTCTCTTCTCAGTAGAACCTAACTCAAACGCATATGTCTCTGCGACATACGCATTGTATTCAATAGATTCCGCAAGAAGTACAATCGCATACTCTGTTTCGGGATTCAAGAAGATGGGTTCTTCAAACTCGAATGTGGTCGGTGATGCCTCTACCGCAGCTTGTGTCTCAGCAGAAGGAAGATTTACTTGACTAGGGTCTAAGAACTTAACGGACTGTGCATGAATCTCAGTCGAACTTGGAGCACCATTGACCATTGGTCGAATCTGTAATTGAATCGGAATACTAGAATCCTTGGTACTAAAATAAGTCTGAACCTTAGTTACAAAGATACCATTAGGATTGGTCACAAAGAATGATTGTGCCAATGGGTCTTGTACTCGAACTCGTTGGGTCTGAGTCCATCTCTGAGTTCTAACCTGAGTGATACGAGTAGAAGTAATAGTCTTCTGTCTAGTATCCAGAGTACCCTGTGCAGTATAGTTGAACGATGCACTTGAAAGTGCGGTGTTATCATCATTCTTACTAATATCAAGAAGTTTGAATTCACGAGTACCAGCACGGAAACGAGTGGTCGTATTGGAAGGAATAAAGAACGAACCTTCGATCTTACCCTTACTATCAGTCAATAATTCGGAAGTTCCTTGAGGGTGAGAGGTTGACTTTCTATGTCTGTTACTGTATTGTGCATCTGTTGCCAAAGCACCATATCGTTTGAATGTTTCGGTACGACAGAATGCACTTACATCCTTACCATCAAAGAATGGGAAGAACTTAGTACTAGGTCGTAGACCCTCGGCACGGAAGAATACTTTTCGTGAACGAATGAATGGTAAGAATGTCAATGACACAGTTCGGTCACCAACTACCTTACGAATAGTCTTCGTACCTGTAACGATTCGTTGTGAGAAAGAACCGATGATATTGAAGTCTGCGTTTCGACTACCGCCGCCATTGGCCCTACCAACATGAACAACTCTAGAACTTTCTTGGGTTACACCTCTCCAGTTCCATGCAGGACTTCCTCTCCAACCACTACCAACATTTGATTGTGTATTACCAAAACCAGTGATTGGAACAAATGTGTTACCACCACCCCAGAGGAAGTTTCGTCTCTGACTGGTAGTCATGGTCTGGAAACCACTACTAATGTTACCCAGATTAACTTCAACATTCTCTACTGCCGTTTTGTTGATTACATTGGCAGGAGTATACTTGGTCTGAAACCAGTTGTCGGTTGCGGGTGACATAGTAATGTTACCCTCACCTGTAATAACTGCGAATGGGTTTACATTCTCTGTACCAGATACGAGTGTCTGTGTGATAGTGGGAGATTCTGAATACTTCAAGTAAACAGTATCACCTTTCATAATAGTGTTAGTTGACTTAGAAGAATCGTATGCAAGAATCACATCATCTTCTAAGGTAGGTACTGATAACAAACCTCGTGATGGATCAATAGCGGCACGATATTCGATGTTATCCGCATCAGAGAATGCCCTGTTTGCAAAGTTGTCCACAAAGAAACCAGACTTGGTTCTTGGGTTACCATCTTCATCTAATACCATCAGATTAGCAGTGTCAACCTCAAGTAGACTTAATGCAGTCGCTTCCTCTACCTTATCGATTCGATCTTCCAGTTTGGAGATATCACCCATTGTGAATCGTTTTGCCTTGAATGGCACAACAACCACATCAGAATCATTTAGACCATATGCGTTATGTTCGACATTAAACAATGCCAAAGTGTTTTCGGGAGTTGCGGGAATCTGTGAATTGAATCCTGCCTCACCCTGAATGTTCTTGATCTCACCTTGAGTAGTAACAACAATCTTATCCGCACGAGGTAGATAGTATTCAACATCTGCCTGAACAACATCACCATTAGTGGGAAGTTCGGTTGCAGAGGATGCAATAAATACATTACTAGCATTCACACTATTACGGAAGTCAATCACATCTCGTAGGTTTACTTGGGTACTTATTCCAGTTGAGAAATTAGGAATGTCCTCATAATCAACCTGACCACTATAAGAGGTTACAGAGAAGAAGTCTCCCGAACCATGAGTGAAGTGTTTGAATGCCACATAGACATTTCCACTTGGTGCAGTTGCACCAGTCTCAAGTACCATACGACCCAGACCATAGAATCCGGCACGTTGTCCATTGTCTAAGTTGAATAGGTGAGAGATATCAGCACCACTAGAACTTCCTAGTTTTACTGATTGTACACTATAGATGTCAGTCACACCTAGATCAACATATTTAACACCATCAGAACCAGTAGTTACTGTTGTTGTTACGGTTGCATCTGTAAGGTTTTTCAGACGAACAGTTGGTGTACCCTTACTTACTTTGGCATAGACAGTATGTGCTTCGTTTGCCAATCCTGAAATGGTCGCAGTATCGTTACCTGTACCACTCAATGTGATAGTCGGACTAGATACAACATCACCATCCGCATCACAAACAATCCACTGTGATTCATTAGAGAACGCTTCTCCAGAAGTTGTCAAGGTAAAACCAAGATTACCACCACTTGCAGTACCAGTGAATATTCGTTGAACTTCATATGAAATGTCGGAAAGTACTTTGGGTCGAGGATTGGGAACACCAAAAACCAAGTTAGTACTGCGAGCATCTTTTAATACTGCTTTGCCTGGCGAACCTTCAAGAGAGATAACACCACGATTGGTTGAGTTAGTACCAACAGTCTTGATATTACGGATAGACTGTCCTGAGTTCATCTTGATGTCAAACAGGTAAACTCTGAAGTTTGAACCATCTTCTTCGACATAACGAACTCGTGCAGTACCAATCACACTACCAGATGGATCGGTTGCACTTGTTGATAGATTTTGTGTGGCATAGGTTCGAGTGTCAAGTAGACCCTTTAATCCACTACAAATAAAGTACTGCCCATAGGCAATACCTGTAAATTGGTTTTCAACTGTCGCAGTTGAACGAGGTTTAGGAATAACTAATGGAGTAGGTTTCTCGGTTGCGCCACGATAACCATTCACATATGCAATACCATCTGATACAGTCGCAGTGATGTCACTGGCAGAATCAGTAAAGTCAACTGTGAATGGATTTACAATGTAGTCACCAGACTCTTCTTTAGTTCTTGTGGCAAGAAGTTCATTGGGTGCATTGTAATCATCAGTACCTTTTACTTGGTCAACAATGTTACCTTCCAATACGTCACAGTAATATACAAAGTTCTCGTCACTCGCAACCTGATCTTTGGTTGTCAGAGTGAGTTGGATACGATAACGATCTGCGCCAGGCGAAGCGAGGTTCGGAGTCGCACCTTGGTTATCGTATAAGGCCTCTGTATCTGAAACAGTAATGATATCTTCTGTTACTTTGAAACCAACAACCTTGGTTGGATATCTGCTGTACTTGGAAAGGATTATCGACTGACCCGTTGAGAATACGAAATGTCCACGAGTAAAGAAGTCACCTTCCGCACTAGAAATCTTACAACCCTGTCCAACAGGGAGATCAGTACCAACGGTGGCGGCAACTTTCAATTCTTTTGTTTGGTTATCGATGGTTTCATCGGGTGTGAAACGAATAGCATTTTCACCTGCTGTCGCATTTTGGGTGTTTGTATACTGAACAAACAATGTAGCAGGGTCACCATTCTCGGCAGGAACAACTTCCAATACCTTTGCTTCAACCAAGGAAACATCACCAGTAAAGGTTGTTCCGACTAGAGTGGTTGGATCAGCAGGAAGTCCATGATCATCCCCTGAAGTGTTTAACTTAACAAACTCATAATCGTTGTGAATAGTAGGCCCGCCTGGATTGACAGCGCCACCTTCCTTGAAAATGTTTCTACCAAATCTTCCTATTTCCTCTTGGATAATAGTTTGTAACTGATTGAGTTCCCTTGCTTGCAGAGCACGACCACTATTAAAGAGGATTCTGTGATAGTTATCACTATCTACAAAATCATCCTTGTAAGAGGAGGAGAATACACTGGATGTAAATGTCTTTGGCATTATCGCTTATCCTAAATTTGAATTACGAGTTTAATATCTTCGGTTTGGTCACTTGCTCGTGCCACTTTTGCACGATTATCAATATATAGCACTTCTCCAGACATGATGTCAATTTCGGGAGTAGTAATATGATTACTCGCGGCAGTTGTACCACTTCCTGCGGTAGAGGTAACTTGTTCCCCTGAGTTGAATGCAGTGAATCCAGTATCTTCGGTCTGGTGATAATGTAACTCGTTTGTTCCCACCTTGTCAACATATGCTTTGGCACCAGATATAGCACCAGTAATAAGTTCATCTGCAACAAATCCACTGGTTACAGAAGCAAAGTTTAGTTTCTTCAATGCAATGGCAGTGGTGTCTGTGAACAATGCTCCGGCACTATCATATCCTCCAATCAAAGGATTCTTCATTATACCAACCTGACGGAAGTCATTACCAACAATAAAGTCTGTTGACTCGTCACCAACAGGTTTAGTGTTTAACATGATGGCAGTAGAACGGAGATCATCCCTCGGATCACCACCTAGTCCTAATGGTGAACCTAAAATAGCACGAACTTTTGCAGGTTTTGTTGGTGAACCACCACCTGTTACCGATACAGTGGCATAGTTATATCCCGATCCAAACATCAATGTACCTGAACTATCAATCAGAGTTACCTTGGATACCTGACCACCAGAGACCGTTGCCCCTGCCTTTGCCAAGGTACCATTACCTGCAATCGTGATTGTTGGGGTATCGGTATATCCTGCACCACCTGAGTCAACCGCATAACCGATGATCTGTCCCACAGTTGCAGCGTTCTGAATTGCCAGTTGCTCTACTTCGGATGCTGTTGATGAACCATCTGTTGCTCCCTGTAGTTTTACTGGAATATAGTTGGCAGACATAAACTTAGTAGCATCTGCCGCACCAATAGAATACAAGAACTTCCAGATGTAACCATCCGCAGTATCGAAAGGAACACCATCGGTACCACCTGTTGGTTGAACTGTTGATACCTGTGCTTGTCCTGCAAGGTTAGTTCCTCGTTGAATACACAGATATACTTGGTTTTCATCATTCATCACATAGTATGTCTGAGTAGGATACCCAACCTGTGAATCATCATATGCAGAATAGATTGCACCCGATGACCAGTTATATCTTGGCACACAGAAAGTCAGGTCAGCAACCTTCTTCGCAGACTGCAAACTGAGACGAAAGTTTCTTTCTTCTCGTGCAGAGTTGACTGCGGTAGGTACTGTATCTGCTGAGTCCCACTGCTCAGAAC